TTACAATTGCCGGTGCAGTAATTTTTCTGGTTAGGTTTGGGTTTTCTTCTTTGAACTTATCAAGTTCTGAGATACTCATAAAGTGAGTTTCTATTTCACCAGTTTCATTATTTACAAAATCATAATTTGGCATATTTTACCTCAAAGGAACTTGAGAATTCATAAGTTCCGTTATTTGTTTTTTCAGTTTTTCGACCTCACTATTTAGTTCCTTTATACGAACCAGTAAATGATGGTTTTGTGATTGCATTTCTACAATCTCTCTTTTATATACTTCTTCTCTAGTTATATGTTTCTCTGTAACCATGTTGGAACATCCCTTTTTGTATAGATGTTAAAACTATTCTTATACTTTATATAGTAGTTTTTATAAGCACTCAAAGAGTCGCCTTCAACCTTTACATCATCAGGCATGGCCTGTGGGGGTTGAGTTTTATATCCTATTGGAATGTTCATTGGAGGCGTTCTCAGAACATCTTTTAACTTCCTGTCAGTCTCATGCACCTTCCCATATCGAAATGTATACTCATCACAAAGTTCGTAGAAAAGACAATACAACCAGTTGTAGTTGTTATTACTGGAACGAGCCCAGATTGCAGATGGGTGATTAATATGAGAGGCCTTGTATAAGATACCTTCCATGTTGCTGTTGAGTTTCCATCGTTTGATTTTTCGCCCATTCTTTGTCAAACCATAATAGAGTTCACCATCCAATACACGATGTGCAGTAGACATGAGTTGTGCATACTCAATAATCATTTTGACAACATGTTTGTCATTGTGCATTTGTGCAGCAGTGACAGGGTTAGAATCTAGATAGAATATGTTCACTTTTCCCACCTATAAAATATGTGATCTTCAATTTCAATAGTCTTCGTTTTGGTTTCTGCCCACGCAGGCATTACATAGTCTGCATGATAGTGTGTTGCACCTTCTGTAATATCCATTATCTTAATACTACCAGAAACAACACTCTCTGTCAATAGAAGAATGTCACTAAAGAGTTCTTTATTGTGTATTTTATCTGATTTACCATCACAATACCAACTGAACTGGCAACGATTACGAACTGGAATCATTTCACCAGTTCCTTTCCATGATGGACGATGCGGGCCCTCTTTTACCACTCCACAGATTGTATCTGGAAAGCGTTTATCATTTACACGATTTATAGTGACTGAGATAACCGCCAACTGTCCAGCAAGGGGTTGATTTCTCGCTTCGTGATATACATTCTCTGCAAGACAATAGGATTGCACTCTAGTGAATTCATCCATTTGTCCTTGCGTTACATCTACATAAGATGGTTCTGCAATTGAGAGAAAAGAGAGTAATAGTTCTTTTATCATTTGAACAATCTCTTAAAATGGGATATTGTTATTTATTGATGATAACTCTGCATGATACTCAGCTTCTGCCTGTCTCATATCATATTCACCATCAACACCGTTTAGAACCTCACCAGCATATTCACCAAAAGACCAACCAAACTCGTCAATTGCCTTTTCAATGATAACCTTTGGTGATTCCATTAACTCACCATCCTTATTGTAGAAGCCGTAAACAAAGTTCTCAACATCCATCATCATATCTTTTACTGCACCCATTATATACTCCTCTGTTCAAAAAGTGTTTCAACTAAATTCTCTACCATCTCATCAATGATAGTATTTCCAGAAATTCCTGCCTTATCGACTGCATTCTGAAATTCACTAATAGTCATTGATTCTACCTCATCAAGAATAGACTCTTTGACTTGTTCATTCACTAGGTTACTCATTATACAATCTCCTCAAAACCAGTAAACGCAACTTTATACTTCTTAGTTCCCATCAAAATCTGATCGCCAACTGAAGTAGAACGAATGCCCATTCCATCAACAATCTCACCCATAACAGTTACATCATCATTACCATCTTCTGGCATCTTCAATGACCAACTATCAAAGATGTTCTGTGTCCAACGATACGCATACTCTAGAGCATCGTTACCAGTGCGATCTCCAACATCTACAAACGCAACAGTGCGTGGGGTTTCTTCAAACGCAGTGTGAATTACAGCAACTTGTTTCATAATATATTCTCCTTTTCTCACTCTACATAGCAAATATAAACTAATGTCAACACTTTGTCAAGCGTTTTTTATAAAATATCTGCATCCCAAATTTTCTGGGCAAGTTTGTCCTGTAGACGATAAGCTTCTTTTTCCCAAGGCAAATCGTAATAGTCAGTTCCATCTGGAATGGTTTTCTTCTTCCACTTTTTACCATAACAATCCATCTCTTTGCGATAATACTGTTTTATATGAACCATCTCATGGGCCACAGTAGTCACAAAATCTTTAAGGGTTAAGTCCTTACTACATTCGATTTCAAACTCACGATTGCCATCACCCATCATGCAGTAACCGACAGCATCCCCTGTCATCTTTTTGATGTTTAATTCAATGTAAAGTGTGCGAACACGAGGCATCATTTCTTTGATGCAGAATTGAACCACCTTTTCGGCAATTTCCCTTTGGAACTTGTTACCACCATTGACTTCAATATAATTCATAAGATTTCCTCTCATTTATACCTATATTATACATGTTCTGAGAACAAAGTCAAGCGTTTTTTGCTAAAAAAAGCCCTTGAAAATCAAGGGCTTATGAAAAAGTTGGAGCGGGTAGACGGAATCGAACCATCGTCATTAGATTGGAAATCTAAGGTAATACCATTATACGATACCCGCTTAGGAAATGCTAGGGGGTGATAGTGAGTTGAGAAGAAAGGAAGTATCTCACCCCCCAGCATTATTATTATAGTAACACTAAGTTACTAATAAGTCAAGAATTTTTTGCAAGTTTTTGTGCAGAAGATGTCGTTTCTGTATTTCTACGAGTCCAACCTCTACCAAAGGTTTCAAAGGTTTTAAGTGATTCGTAGTATCCTTGACGATTTGATTGATATGTATCAATCGTTGCAGCAAGTCCTTCAACTTGAACATATGCGTTTACTGATCTAAGTGTAGCAGGCCCGATTGCACCATCTGCTGTTGCACCGACAAGATTCTGTAGATACTTAGCAGCACGACCAGTTCCAGCATTAACACCAAAATCAAATACACATAAATCAAGCCCAGCAGGCAGATCATCGCCCTTCACCCTATCCCAATAATTTTTTCTATATATTGGTGCGACATCATCAAACTCTAGTTCTTTCATGTCCTTCTGAGTAAGATCGTTTTCCATACACCAAGACTCATAAACTCTTTTAGTTACTCCCATATTGGTTTCGCCGCCAGGGTCTTTTGGATGATTCACATAACCACCTTCGTGGTGCAAAATCATTTCCAAACATTGTTCATAGTTGTCTTTCATACATTAACTCCTTATGTAATGGTCATTCCAACCAAATGCTTCTTTAACTACGTTATCAGAGAGACCCTTGTATACTTGATGCAGTTTCTTATCTTTAGCATTAATCAACAATTCGGCCTCACTCTTATGTAGTCCCTCTAGCATCTGGATAAACATGTTTTCTTTTTTAAACTTTGCAATTGTTGTATCCCCACCCTTAATAAATCGAAACAACTTTCTTGCTTCTCTTCGTAGAACTGTATGTTCAGTTCCTTCTTCTGCTTCGTTTGCTTTGTAGGGAACATCTCCTTCTGGGATTTCCCACTCAATGTTAGGATCAAAAGATGATTTGATAATCATTCGTAATGGTTCACAATCATACTCTTTAAGGATTTCTACTTTTTTTTCCTTAGTTTTTGCATTATGAACCTTTTTTAGAACCTCAGAAAGTAGAGGTGTGTATGTGTCTTTAACCATGTTAAAAGTCTCCAATATCATTAATGAGATTCTTCAATCTCTTTTTTATAAAGTAATTTAGTAATCCAGATCGTTCACCTACTTTAACATTCTCATATTCATCAAGAATTTTTTCTTGTAAATCTTGTGGAACAAAAGACAGGTCAATCAACTTCTGATTTCTTTGATAATTTCTCATCATCTCTTCATTACAAAATTCATCCAGTTCTAAGTCTTTCCATTTAGCAACTTTACCACTGCCTAAAGGCTTCTGCCGTAGACTGTCT